TCATATTGTTCCCGTTCAAAGGGTCAAAAAGATATGCATAACATTGATTGCACTAAGACCCCAGATAAGAAAATCTGTAAAGCACGTAAACGTTGGAATTGTTGAGGTTAGTTTATGAGTGAAATTTATCTTGGTAATCCTAACCTAAAAAAAGCAAATACTCAGATTGAGTGGACTGAAGATATAATCATTGAGTTCCTCAAATGTAAAAGTGACCCTGTTTATTTTGCAAAGAAATATATTAAAATTGTTTCTTTGGATCATGGTCTTATACCTTTTGATATGTATCCATTTCAAGAGAAGTTAATTAAAAATTTCCATGAAAATAGATTTAACATCTGCAAAATGCCTAGGCAAACAGGTAAATCTACAACATGTGTCTCATATTTGTTACACTACGCAGTTTTTAACGATAATGTAAACCTAGCTATATTGGCAAACAAAGCATCCACAGCAAGAGATTTATTACAAAGATTACAACTGGCGTATGAAAACTTGCCAAAGTGGATGCAACAGGGTATTATAGCATGGAATAAAGGTTCTTTAGAATTAGAAAATGGTTCCAAAATTTCAGCTAACTCTACTTCATCATCTGCTGTCCGAGGCGGATCCTATAATGTCATCTTTCTTGACGAGTTCGCTTTCATCCCGAATCACATTGCTGATGACTTCTTTGCCTCTGTTTATCCTACTATTTCTTCTGGACAAAGCACAAAGGTAATTATCGTTTCTACCCCAAGGGGAATGAATCATTTTTATCGTATGTGGCATGATTCTGAAAAAGGTAAGAATGAATATATCCCAACAGATGTTCATTGGTCTGAAGTTCCTGGTAGAGATCAAGAATGGAAAGAACAAACTATTGCAAATACTTCTGAGCAGCAATTTAAAGTTGAGTTTGAATGTGAATTTCTTGGATCTGTTAATACCCTTATTAGTCCTGCCAAACTAAGAAATTTAGTCTATGATGAACCTATCCAAAAAAATGCTGGTTTAGACATCTATGAGGATCCGCAAGAATCACACAACTACCTCATTACTGTTGACGTTGCTCGTGGTATGGGCAACGATTATTCTGCATTTATCGTATTTGATATTACAGAATTCCCATATAAGGTAGTGGCAAAATATCGGAACAATGAAATTAAACCAATGCTGTTCCCTAGTATTATTGATGAAGTTGCGAGAGCGTATAATAATTCCTTTGTTTTAGTTGAAGTAAACGATATTGGTGATCAGGTAGCAAGTATTTTACATTTTGATTTAGAAAATGAAAATCTTCTTATGTGTTCTATGAGGGGAAGAGCAGGTCAAATTGTTGGATCTGGGTTTAGTGGCAAAAAATCACAACTTGGTGTTAGGACAACTGCTGCAGTTAAAAAATTGGGTTGTTCCAATTTAAAGACCTTGCTAGAGGATGATAAAATACTAGTTTCTGATTATGAAATTATCTCAGAGTTAACTACATTTGCACAGAAACACAATTCTTTTGAAGCAGAAGAAGGATGTAATGATGACCTTGCAATGTGTTTGGTCATATTCTCTTGGTTAGTTGCACAGGACTACTTCAAAGAAATGACTGATAATGATATTCGTAAAAGATTATATGAAGAGCAAAAAAATCAAATAGAACAAGATATGGCACCATTTGGTTTTATTGCTGATGGATTTAATGAGTCCACCTTTACTGATAGTGAAGGTGAAACATGGTATGCTGATGAGTATGGTGATCGATCCTATATGTGGGATTATATGTGATGGATTTCGACGAAGAGTTTGAATTGGAGCATTTGATATTCAAACAAAGAAAGTGTCGAACATGTGGAAAAATAAAAGATTTGGTTGATGGATATTATAAAACTAGGAAAGGTAGTGGTCCATCCGCATATTCATATGAATGTAAAGAATGTACTAAAATAAGAGTATTGGATAGTAGAAAAACTAAAAAAGTAAAAAATACCTGGGAATATCCTGATTGGTAGATGTTCACCCACTGTTTCCCCGTTGAAAATACCTGTTTTAATAAATAATTTCAGATAATTTGGATACGGAGAACGTAAAGATGCCATTAAACTTAGCATCTCCTGGCATTGTTGTTAAGGAAGTTGATTTAACCATTGGAAGGGTTGATTCAATTGCCGAAGGCATTGGCGCTATTGTTGGTCCTTTTGAAAAAGGAACAGTTAATGAGCCAGTTCTAGTTAGCAATGAGCAGGAACTTTTAAACATTTTCGGAAGTCCCTATGCAACTGATAATCATTATGAAACATGGTTAGTGGCATCTTCGTACCTTGCATATGGTGGATCTCTTCAGGTTGTAAGATCTGATGATACCAATCTTAAAAACGCATTCGCAGGTTCAGGATCTGCACCAAAAATTAGAAGTTATGAAGATTATGTAAATCTCGGATATGACGAGAATATAATCTCTGGAGTAACAGTTGCTTCAAGAAATCCAGGTTCTTGGTCTAATGGTGTTAAAGTAGCAATTATTGATGCAAAGGCAGATCAAATCCTTAGTGGTTTCTCAGGACTTGATAGTCTTGGCACTGGTGTTCCTGTTACTGTTGGTATGGGTGTTACCCAATCAATGGTTGGAAGAACAAAAATTGGTGCTGGAACAACAGAAGCACTTGATGGATTCTTAAAAGGTATTGTTACAGAAGCATCTGCTACTCAGATTTCAGTTAAAATTCTTGAGCATGTTTCTGCCGCTGGAACAGCAACGCAAGTTGACTATCAACCAACAGGAACTTACGCATTCCTAGCAGATTCTGCTGTTGGTTTCCATACCGCAGGAAACTCAAATGCTTGGATATCTGCAACTGGAACTACTCAACAAGATTGGTATGATAGTCAGGAAATTACACTGACAAGTAGTTCAATTTCTTGGAACAGTTTAGCAGCAAGACCATCAACTTCACAATATGCTGCGGATAAGGGTTCAAGATTTGACGAAATACATATTGTTGTTATTGATGATACTGGAAATGTGAGTGGTAACGCAGGAACTATTCTTGAGAAACATACTGCAGTATCTAAAGCAAAAGATGCCCAGTATTCTGTTGGTGCAACTTCTTATTGGAGAAAGTATACCTCAGAATCTTCGCAATACATATTTGCTGGTGGACAACCTGCTGGTATTGTAACTACTGGATTTGCAAGTGGTACATTTGACCATTCCACAGATATGTCATGGGATCAAAATACATTGAATATTGATTTTGGTGCTACTGGAAACACCACACTAACACTTGGGGGTGGTTTAAATTATGATGGTACTTCTAATATCGAATCTACTGGTGCATTAAAGGCAGGAGTTGGTGATGTTGCAGCAGGATATGACATCTTTACTAATACTGATGAATATGATGTTAACTTCATTCTTATGGGTGGAGCAGGTTACGATAGAGCAGATGCTCAGGCACTTGCAAGTAAGGTAATTTCTATTGCAGAACAGAGAAAAGATGCAGTTGCATTTGTTTCTCCATGTAGATCTGAAATACTTACAGTATCTGGTACCGGATATACTGTTAAGAGTTCTGCTGATGCTACCGATAATGTAATTGCTTTCTATGCATCAGTTCCATCATCTTCATATGGTGTACTCGATAGTGGGTACAAGTATATGTACGATAGATTTGCAGACACTTTCCGTTATATCCCACTAAATGGTGATATTGCAGGATGTTGTGCTAGGAATGATGCTTTACAGTTCCCATGGTATTCTCCAGCAGGAACTGCTAGAGGTGGAATTTTGAATGCCGCTAAACTTGCTTACAATCCAGGTCAACTCCAGAGAGATAGACTTTATTCTGCAAGAATTAATCCAGTCATCAATACACCTGGTGGTGGTATTACACTATTTGGTGATAAGACTGCTCTTAATAAATCATCAGCATTTGATAGAATCAATGTTCGTAGATTGTTCATCTATCTTCAGGAAGCAATTAGGGGTGCTGGAAGAGATGTCATATTTGAATTTAATGACGCCTTAACTAGAAGTTCATTTGTTAACGCTGTTGAACCATTCCTCAGAGATATTCAAGCAAAGCGTGGCATTGTTGACTTCAGATTAATTTGTGATGAAACTAATAATACAGCAGCAGTGGTCGATTCCAATGAGTTTGTTGCTGATATCTATATTAAACCATCAAGATCAATTAATTTCATTGGTCTGACATTCGTTGCCACCAGATCTGGTGTCTCATTCTCAGAAGTGGTTGGAAACTGATTTATTTAAAAAAAGCATAAAATTACTAAAGAGGATTAAAAACAATGACACTTAGAACAATTTCACAATTTAAATCACAACTTACTGGTGGGGGTGTACGCCCCAATCTGTTTGAGGTTGATATAAGTTTTCCAGCAGCAGTTGGAAGTAGCTTCCAATTTATGAGCAATGACCCTGCTCCAACATCAGAAGATGTTAGTATTAGTAATGTTGAGGGTGTTGCAACAAAGATTCCTTTCATGGTGAAGGCAGCAAACCTGCCTGCATCAAATATCACCCCCGTTGAGGTTCCTTTCCGTGGAAGGATTCTTAAGGTTGCTGGTGAAAGAACTTTCGACACCTGGACTGTCACTGTTGTCAATGATGCTGATTTTAGAATCAGAACTTCAATGGAGCAATGGATGAATGGTATTAGCAGACTCACTAATGGGTCTGGTGAAGTTAATCCAACCGATTATACTGCAGATGCAGTAGTTAATCAATTGGATAGAAATGGCAATATCTTAAGATCTTACGATTTCATTGGTTTATTTCCAACGAACGTTTCTGAAATTGCACTTTCAATGGATACAACTGATACTATTGAAGAATTCACTGTTGAATTCCAAGTTCTTTACTGGACAATTGCTGGGGGCGCTAATACTATAGAGTACCCAGGAGTAAGTTGATAAATAGATAAAATAACAAAGTAAAATTATAACATGGCAAAACTCTTTGGATTTTCTATTGAGCCTAGTGAACCAAAATCAAAATCTGAATTATCCCCCGTTCCCCCTAATAATGGGGACGGGGTTGATAATTTTATAGCAAGTGGATTCTATGGATCCTATGTTGATATTGAAGGTGCATATAGAAACGAACATGAATTAATAAAAAGATATAGAGAAATGGCAATTCACCCAGAGGTGGATAATGCTATTGAAGATGTTGTTAATGAAGCAATTGTTAGCGACCTTTATGATTCTCCTGTAGAAATTGAACTTTCAAATATTAATGCTAGTGATAAATTAAAAGATTTAATTAGAAAAGAATTTAGATATATTAAAGAACTTTTAGATTTTGATAAAAAATCTCATGAAATTTTTAGAAATTGGTATGTTGATGGTAAAATATATTATCATAAAGTAATTGATTTAAAAAAACCAGAAGAGGGGATCAAGGAATTAAGGTATATTGACCCTATAAAGATGAAGTTTGTGCGTCAAGAGAAAAAAATTAATAAAGGCGTACAAGGTATAGACCTCTCAAGAACAACAGAAACA